CATAGCTGAGGCAAGTTGGTATCAAGCCCAACCTGGGGAGCCTGTCCCAAATCAGAGAAAGCCGCTTCCTCGTGGAGCGGTTTTTTCTTGCGCGGGGAGGAACTCGCCGGCCGCGTGTGGTAAGCTAGTAGCGGAGTGGCGTCCCAAACGCAAGCTCGCACCACCGCCGCGGTGTGGGTCCCTCCGCCGAGTCGCGAACTATGTTCGAGGCTCAAACAATGGCAACGTCCCCTACGGTCCCAGATACCGCCCCTACGTCGGCTCAGCACGCCGACGCTCCTTCTGCGCCCCGTCCCACACTTCTCTCCCTCTTCTCGGGCGGCGGTCTGGCTGACCTCGGTTATCGAGCGGCAGGCTTTGAGCCGGTCGGGGCCGTGGAATATGACGAAGCGATAGCGGCGGTCTATGCCGCGAACCTTGGCGCTCACGTTCAAGTCGCCGACGTTTGCTCCGTCGATTACCGGCCCTTCGCGGGCGTCACCCTCGTTCATCTCAGCCCGGTTTGCACTCGCGCCTCCGTCGCCAACTCCGATGCCACCGAGAGCGAGGAGGACCTGCGCATGGCCGACGCCTGCTGTCGGTGCTTGCGGGAGACGCGACCTGACTTCGTGACCCTGGAGAACGTGCAGGGCTATGCCAAGTTCGAGAGCTTCCGCCGCATTGTGACGCAGCTCCGTGAACTCGGCTATCAGGTTGCCTGGTCCGTCCTAAATTCAGCTAATTTCGGAGTCGCGCAAACCCGTCGGCGCTTGATCCTCCGCGCTTCCCGTGTCGGCCGTGTGCCCGCGCTGCCCCAGACGCACTGCGAGGGCGGGGAGACGGGCGGGCTGTTCGGCGATGAACATGGGCTGCGGCCGTGGGTCGGCTGGTATGCGGCAGTGGAGGACCTGTTGCCGACGCTGCCGGAGAGCCGTTTTGCCGACTGGCAGCTCAAGCGCCTGCCGGAGTGGCTGGATACATGCCTCGTAGGTGGTGCGAATACCAGCGATGAGCAGGCAGCGCCCGGCGTGGGAGACCCCCACGCCGGGCAGCCTACCCGCTGTGTGAATGCCAACAACAGTGATCAGTGGCGCGCCTTCCTGCTGTCGGATGCCAAGACGGAATACAGCGATGGCAGGCGCAACGCGAACGAACCCGCCCTGTCAGTCACGTCGCAGCACGGCGGGCGCTTGCGGGCCTTCCTGGTGCACGGCACGTCTACCGGTGACGTGAGAGACGGCAGCGCTCCGAGCGCTGCCGTAATGGCTACGGTCGGCGCAAAGGCCGCGATGCCCAAGGCGCTGCTGATCAATGGGCAGAACGCTTCCCGCGAGCTAACCCTTCGTGACGCCGAAGCTCCGAGCTTCGGCGTCACGTCCGCCAACAAGGGCACGCCTCGCGCCTGGCTGGAGCAGGGGCGCGTGGTGGCGATGAATCCGCGGGCGCTCATGCGATTCCAAAGCGTGCCTGATAGCTACGTGCTTCCCGATAAGAACTCGCTCGCGACTCGGATTATCGGGAACGGCGTCCCGTCGTTGCTTTGCCAGCGCATCGGGGAAGCCTGGCTGAACGGAGGTGCGCTGTGAGCCACGCCACCCCCACGGACGCGCTGCCCCCGGTCGAGAGCCTGGCCGGGCCGGCGCTGGCGGAAGCCGTTGCTGTTGAGGTGATGGGTTGGCGCTGGTTCCTCTGGCCGCAACGGGGGGCTATTGCGCTGCATCATCCTGACCTAAGCAAGCGCGAGATGTGGGCGCCACATTTTATCGACGTGACGGATGCCCAGCAGGAATACGAACGCTTTTGCGATTGGGACCGCTACGTTCCCGACTACCCGAACGACATCGCGGCGGCAATGCAGGTGGTCGATTACCTCCACGCCCGCCGCAACCCGGTCTCCATGATCTACCTGACGGGCTGCCTGGACGATCACGACGCCTTCGCCTGGCAGGTGACCTTTCGACGGGATGACGGGCATGCGTGGGCGGCGGATGTCTCGCTGCCTACCGCCATTTGCCGGGCCGCGCTTAAAGCCCTGCGTGCCGGTTGGGAGGTGCACTGATGGCTGCGAAGCACAACAGCGGCTTTGCCTACGTGCAACCCTACACCGACGCACAGGCCACGATTGCGCTGCGGCTACGGCCCGGCACGCGAACAGAGATCGGGTGGCTGCTCGAACGAGCGCGGCGCGTCACCTCGGAGCGAGAGCGCGCGGAATTGCTGGCGACGGCGAGAGCCTGGAAGGAGACGCTATGAGATGGGAAATGCTGGCGGCGTGGCTCAACGCGCAATGGGTGGACACAGACCTTGAGACGTTCCCGCTTCATAAAGGCTTATTCGAGGGCCGGGCCGAGTGCGCGGAAGTCATCGCCAAATGCCCTGCGGAGTGGACGGCAGAGCAGAAGCTAACGCGGTTGTTCGAGGTGCTGCATGGCTCGCTGATGCGCACGGATAGCCCGGAGGAGAGCGACGATGACTGAGCCATTTAACCTGGACAACATCCCCGGCATGGCAGGGATTATCGCCGCAACTCGCGACATCTACCGCGGCCCACAACGGTCGTTTCAGGTGCTCTCGCGGGCCGAAGTGCGGAACCCTTTCGCGTTCGAGCCACACATCCTGATTAGCATTCACGGCAGCGATCAGAACGATGCGCCGGTATGCCGGAACGAGCATTGTCGCGAGGTGCTCCACATCTGTTTTGACGACATCCGGTATGACATGACGGGCTGCGAGCGGTTCCATCAGCGGCACGCGAAGCAGATCGTGGAGTTCGTAGAGGCGCACCCGGACACGCTGATCGTCGTGCAATGCCAGGCGGGTATCTCCCGGAGTGCAGCGGTAGCGGCAGAACTCTCGCTATGGCTGAACGGCGAGGAGCATGACGGGGGATGGTTCACGCGGCATTTTGCTCCGAACCCATGGGTGCGGCAGGAGCTGCGGATCTACATCAATCGGAGGCGGCCATGACTCCGCCCCAGCCCACCACCCTCGGCGCGCGCATCCTCTACCTGCGCGACCTGCGCGGCTTGACGCAGGGGCAGCTCGCGGAGCTGATCGGCGTCACCGTTCCCGCAGTGTCAAGGTGGGAGAACGGGCACAGCCGGCCGGACCCGGAGAGCCTGGGAGCGCTCAGTCGCAAGCTGCTGATCTCCGCGGATTGGCTGCTGGGGTTACCGCCCCTCCCCCGCCATCCTGAGTAAACGGGCCTTTTACCCGGATGGGTGTGAGCCTAACCCCGAAAACTTATAGCGGACTACAACACGTAGGGGCGTTTGCTTGAAACAATACTAAATATGGGGCAGACTAACTCTAGGAGCGGGCAACCGCTTCCGAGGAGGCCAACGTGATTACCTGCTACGCGGACCTCATAAACGATACCGGCTTGCGACTAACTGCGTTTGAGACGCGGTGTGCGCTTGCGTGGCCCGGGTGTGAGACTGACGCCGAGGTGGCACGGCAGGTTTACTCGGAAGAGTATGCCGACCTCGAAGGCGCCCCTCGCCGCAAGCTACGCGAGTTCGATTTCGAAGCGCGGGCGCGAGTGCGGCATGCCCTGCAGCGGGTGACCGAGCGCCTTACCGAGGTGCACGGGCCGGAGATGCTGAGCACGGCCCGGCGAGGCCTCCAGCGCGAAGCGTTTGACGCGGTGCGCGGTCGGCAGAAGCGCAGTGGGGCGGCTCCATTGGCGGGGCTGGAACCCTATCTCGATTGCTCGGAGATGACGTACGCGGAGTATCTCGCCGCGTTGCGCAATCCCCGGAATCATCGGCAGGTGTCGCTGCGCTCTCCGTTGGTTGGCGCGCGCGCGGTCAGCTTCAACTTTTCGCAGGTAGATTGCCTGCAGCAACTCCAGCAGATCGCTGGATAAGCTTTCGTCTCGTTTCGGACGTTCTCCCGCGCGTACCAAGGCCACACGGAGCTTTATCTGTAGCCAGGCGGGGGTAAGGGGCTGGGGTCCCTTGCGTTTATCCGATTAGTTCGCACGTCTACCCTATGAACCTAACCGTCACCGAAGCTCAAGAGGACGACACGCTCATCCTGCACTTGCGGGGAGAGATGGACGTATACACCGGCTGCTACTTGAAAGAGCAGGTGATGAGCCGGCTGGACTCCCCGGAATACGCGGGGTTGAAGCTGGCCCTCGACTTGCGCGAGGTGGAGTATCTCGACGCCTGCGGGCTAGGCGTGCTCCTGGGGTCGCTGAAGCGGTGCCGGGAGCGCGAGCGAGACTTCTCGGTGCGGAGTGGCAATGAGCGCGTGCGGTGGCTCTTTCAGCGAACCGGCGTGAACAAGATCATCCCGAATAGCTGGACGCCGGCAGGAGCGATGCAGTGAACATCCTGCGCTCAATCTCCGAATGGCTCACGCTGCTCATTGGCATCGCGGGGCTGCTGTGGATACTCGCAGTGGTGTCTACGCGGGCGCTGGATGCGGTGTGCCGGGCGTTCCAGATCCATAAGTATTTCCTGCAGTTCGTTTTTGAGCGCCATCAGCGAGCCTGCCACTTGCGGCGAGTGCTCCGGGGCGAAGAATAACGAACTGTGCGCACGTCTACCCCTATGCCCAAACAGCGCCCCCATAGCGAGGAAATCGCGGAGCATATCGCGACTATCAGGGCAGCGAAGGCCAAGACCATTCGCTATGCCTTGGGCAGTGCGTTAATGCTCGCATGGCTGGCGGCGGCGGTGACGGTAGCAATTGGCGGTTGGCTTCCGACGTTGACAGTAGCTTCGTATTTGCTTTTCGTGGCCTGTTGGGTTGGCCCGCATCTGCGGTGGTGCGACGAGCGCTGCGCTGAGTGGGAGACCGACCTTCAGCGCTGGCGAGAATACGAAGCGGAAGAGGCTGCCGACATTGCCGCCGCGCGAGAATCGCTTGAAGAGGCCAAGGGCCTCGGCACGAAGCCTTGGGCGCAGGTAAAGGCCGAACTTGGCCTGTAACGAACTGCCCGCGTGGTCCGCTTGACCCGCGAACGCTTTCGAGCGAGGCCGTGCGGTGGCAGGCGGCCAAGCTTTACGACTTGCTCCAATCAGGGAGCGAGAGCAAGCCCAGTGGCTTTATTCTGATCACGGTATCCGCGAAATCGGACCACCGCCTAGAAGCCGGGGCCACCAACTAACTGACGCATATTCGCCTGCCCCGCACTAACGACGCGGGGCTTCCTTTTGCCGGCTGACGCTGGCGACCGATCCCGTGAGAGCGGGTGCGTGGGTGCTTACTCCCTGATCGTGTCCCCTGGCCCCTCGGGAAACCGAGGGGCTTTCTTTTGCACCCGTCCGCGAGTTTAGTAAACCAATCCAGGAGAGTTTCTATGGTTCGGGCCAAGTTCAAAGTCAGCAAGATCGAACGCACGATGGGCAGCAAGGTCGCCACCGACGAAACGGGCGCCCCGTTGAGGAATGCGAACGGCGGGAACGTCTACGAGCCTGCCGAGATGAACACGATTTACCTCTGTCCGGTTTATGGGAACAGCGACCCCAACCACGAGAACAGCAAGTTCTGGGCCGCGAGCCCCAATGGCGAAATCCGACTGGGGACCGTGAACGCGGCAGCCGTCGCGCAGTTCGCACTCGACCAGGAGTTCTACGTAGACTTCACGCCTGCCAAGTAAGGCGCAGAGTTCGGGGAGAGCCGGGGTGCTTGCTGCCCCTGCGTTGAACGCCGTGCCCGGGAAACCGCCGGGACGTAAGACCCCGGCCGTTACGCATGCAGTGGGTCCGGCTCCCCGACACCTTTGTGGGATAGCGCAGTTGGTAGCGCGCCTGGCTCATAACCAGGATGCCGCCGGTTCGAGTCCGGCTCCCGCACTTGCTTCAACACCAAAGAGCCTCCCCGGTAATCGGGGAGGCTCTCTCTGCTCAGGATAGGTGCCTCAGAGGTGGTGGAACACCTCCGAGGCGTGCCTGCCTCCGCGCGAACGGGGACAGACAGATGAAATTCAGGAAAGCTGCCCGATTCCCCTTCTATCTGCCGAGCGGCGAGGGGGCGGGCATTGGAATACAGAACGGCGCGGTTCGCCAGAGGTTACGAAACAATGGCGAACCAGTCACCTGCTAACGACCCGGCGGTAGTCGGCGTGTTTTCGGCGGTCGGCGGCGCGGTCATTTCGGGGTTCTTCGGCTGGCTAAAGAACCGCAACCGGATCGACGACGCGCAGGCCGGGACGATGATTAAGAAGCTCTGGTCCGAGGTGCAGCGCTTGCAGAAGCGCCTCGACCAGTGCCAGGCAGATCACGTCCAATGCGAGGTGCGAGCCGGGAAGCTAGAGACCGAAGTGGCCTCGCTCCGGGATGATTTCGAGGACCTGAAGCGGCGTATCAGCCGCAGTGATTTGATGGAGTAGTAGTCATGGACCTTCTGAAAAGCTTGCTCGGTAGTGTGGACCCGCTGGAGATCGCCAAGCGCGCCCTGACGGGGCTATCCGCCAACGCGGCGGCGCCGGTGTTCGCAGAGTTCTTCAACCACAAGATGAACGCTGCGGGCCGGATTCGTCTCGGTGACCACCTGATCGCGGCGGGTAATGGCCTGAAGAGCGGGCACGTTAAAGAGGCCAGCGACGAGCTTGCCAAGGTCATCGGCGAGGTGAAATTGTGAGCCGTCGGCTCCTCTATGTAGGCCTCGCGCTCCGCGGCGCTCGCTTCGAGCCGCTGTTCGCGGTCGAGGGTGGGCGCTGGTATGCGCTGTGCCCCATCCATCCGGGCCATAGCTAGGCCCCACGCTTCGGAGCCGGCGCCCGTGCTCGCTTGAGCTTGGCCGCGCCTAGTGCGACCGCCGTGGGGTTGCCCGGCTCCGATCCCCTTTTGGACATCCAAAACGTTTATGCCAACCGCTCGCGTCATCCCTGCTGAATGGCTGGTGCCTGCTACGCCCAAGCGAGTGATCTGCCACTGGACAGCCGGGGCCTACAGTGTCTCCGCGTTGGATCTGGCGCACTACCATGTCGTCCTGGAGGACCAGGAAGCGCTGAAGCGGGGCAAGGGCGTCAAGGCGTATCGCGGCGTGCATTCCATCGCCGACAACGACCGGACGATGGACGGGGATTATGCAGCCCATACCGCGCAGTGCAACACCGGCAGCATCGGCCTCTCGGTGGCATGCATGGCGGGAGCGGTGCGCGGGAACGCCGGGCGCTATCCGCTCACAAACCTGCTGTTCGAGCGACTGGCCCAAGCGGCGGCCGAGTGCTGCCGGCGCTACCACCTGCCCGTGACGGAGCAGACGGTGCTGCAACACGGCGAAGTGGAGCGGCTCCTCGGTATCCCGCAGTCCGGGAAGTGGGACGTAACCTACCTGCCGTATGAGCCGCACCTATCGGCAGTGGAAGTCGGCGCGCTCTTTCGCCGGAAGGTCGCCTGGTATCTGGAGCGCTTGTGATCACTGTGTCGGGCTAGGCTTGCAACCGAAAGGCGGCTCCTCCTCCGCTTGCCCGATGCTCTTTCGGAGGTGCGCGTGGAGGCGCGAAGCACGGATGAAAAGGCTGTATTGTGACTACTGCGGGCAGGAGATGGAAGCGGGCAAGGTGGTCTCTCCTACCTGCGCCTACTCTTTAGGTGCCGAAATTACGAACCTCGATAGTCCCCACATTCGGTCGTTGCGACTGAGAGTTCGAGTCGAGTTCACCGGGCAAGATCAGCATCAGAATCCTGATCTTTGCTGGGATTGCCTGGACGTGGCGTTTGGCAATGGTATCGGGAGGCCCTGTTGATGCCCGCTGAGCCTGCCACGCCGGAGCAGTTGGCGCGTGAGATTTGCCGAGATGTTGAACAGGCGCTGCGATCCGCGGGCATCATCACTACCGCTCACTACGACGGAGCGTTGGCGAAGATTGCCGAGCGCCTACGCGGACGGGATGCCACGCTCCTCGCTCTCGTAGACGTGCAGGCGGCTGAACTCGCAACGCTGCGGGCCTTCGCGGCGAGTGTGACGCAAGAGGGCAGCGGGAGGCTGGATTGATGCAGCTAGACATCTACTGGGGCGATGGGCCTTCACCCTGCCGGCTAACCGGCCGCGCCATTCGCGTTCGACTCAGGAACGGGGGCGAGTCCCCATCGGCGCAGGTGACAGTAGACGGAGTGCGCCAAGACTTCACCTACGTGGTAGCGCTGGAACTCTGCGACGATGACGCACAAGCCGAGTTGAAGTCGATGCCATTTCACCTAGACCCCTGATTGCAGGGGGGGGCGACTGATGAGTAAGTTTTACGAAAAGGCTAGCGCCGTGGAAGCCATCACTTTCGACGAACTGGTGGCGCATGGGCTCGCTAGCGGAACCCCGCATATCCATAACGGCATGCCGTGGTCGTTTGAATACAAAGGCCGACCCGTAACGCACGAGAATGACGACTGTTACTTGGTCATCTTCCTTGGTGAAACGGTCCGATTTGAACGTGGAGAGATGCTGGTTACCGACGCGAAGGGGAACACCCGCCCCATGAGCGCCCATGCCTTTGAGCGTGATTACGCTCCTATTCCATTTCTCGCCCTGCCAGTGTAATAGCCCCGGCCCCCTATTCTGTTTCAGGAGCCTCGCCATGCACTTCAACCGCGAGGCCCTGGCCCGCTTCTGTGACACGGAGCGGCTCACACGCCGGGTGAAGGGCGCGCAGTCCGTGGAGAGCCTGCGCCACGGGCGGGAGGCGCTGCGGGCACGGGAGACGGAGCACGATGAACGCGACCGATGCTATCGTAGCGCTGATTACCCTGGTGTTCGGGAGCGGGTGCTTTCTTGCGGGGATGATGCACGGTCGCGGGCAGGTAGAGCAGGAACAGATGGAAGCTCAACTCTGGACGAAGCCCACCCTAGCTGAGCGCGTGCCGATGACCGAGCAGCAGCGGCGGGACCTGACGACAGGAGTGGAGCGCTTCTGATGAACGATCCGCGATTGCAAGACCCGCCCACGCTGCCCTCGCCCTATCCGCAGTGCAGCAGTGACCCAACCCCGCTTTGGGAGCGAGTGCTTTCTGCAGTGTTTATCGCCGCGGCCTTTGCAGCGCTCTTTCTTTGGTTCTGGCTTCACGCGCCGAGGTAACCGATGCGACTAGCCAAGCGCGCGGAACGGATGATGCGCACGGAGCGAGTGGTGCGGCGCCGAGCGGAGCACGCAGCCCGGATTAGCCTGACGCCGGGGAGCCTGACCACGCCCAAACGGTTAGGGGTGTATCGCCGGCAATCCCCGGTGGACTGCGGCAACCCGCGCTGCTGGCTGTGTCACTCCGAAAAACTGAGCGGTAAGCCACGGCCTCGTGACATTCGACGGTTGGATGCTGCCTATGTATGAGCCGCCGCTCTACTGCTACGACTACACCACCTCTAACGCGGCTGTTGTCACCATTGACTATTGCTACACCGTAGCCTGTGCGGTCCCGATGGACCCTGCCCCGCCCCGTAATTGGCGCCTCGACCAACCCGCGAGCCTCTTTCGCTTTCCGCGGGCCATGCGTCTCGGCCCACGTCCGCAGCCGTATCCACTGCAGCGCGCCTGGAAGCGGAGACCGCGCTCACCGCCTCGCTACGGGTGCCCGGTATAGCCCCCGGGCGACGCGTGCTCCGTGCGGCGGGGCAGCGCTTAATTTACCGACAGGAGTAGGCCCCGGTGCGTTTACCCGGGGCTGCTTCACGAGAGGGAGCGAGTGCGATGAGCGACCGCAAGCGCGAGGCGGCTGTCTATCGAGACCAGCGCTTTGCCGGCGACTCAGGCGCGCCGCGAACTGGACCCAGCAAGAAGGACACGTCCCGCTGGTGCAAAGGCAAGGTCGGCAGGGAGCACACTCCGGAAGTCGTCCCCTATCACGCTTCGGTATCAGGCAAGTGGACGGTTAACCAGTGCTCTACTTGCAGAAAGATCCTCTGGCGCCGGCCTACGCATCGCGTTACGGCGACGCTGCCCCTGACCCGCACGCGGGCGAGCGACGGACGGACGGGGCGGGGCGTTAACTTAACCTAACTTAACACATGGAAGCAAAGCCTAAAGGGCGGGTCCGTAAGTTCACCGACGAGCAGCTCCGAGCCGATTTACAGGCCCGTCTCACGCCTGCAGAGATCGCTCGCAAGTATGAAGTGACCCCCGCGGCGGTTAGCTTACGTGTTAAGCAACTTAACTTAACGACGGTCTCTGCCTCGGTCGCGCCGGCTGAGTCCGAGCGCTTCGTCAGCAATAAGAACGACGCCATCAGTCAGCTTACCCTCGGCCTGGGTCGCGTGAACCTGTTGATGGACGCCTGCGACCGCTGGCTGAAGGACCCCCGCGATTCCGAGAGATACGACGTAGGCGCCCGCGCGGAAGAGGTGGAGGTCACCTACGAGGTCGAGATCCCCACTGCCACCGGTATGCAGGTGCAGAAACGGAAGAAGCGGCTTACGGAGTTGATGGCCTGCCTCGATGGCTACGACGAGGACGGCGCCCGGTTCTGCGGCTGGAAGCACGGCGAGACGAAGCGGGCCGACCCGCGCGAGTTGATCCTCAAGACGGTGCAGGAGTCGCGGCAGACGGTCGGCGCGATGACCGAGCTAGCGAAGCTCCTAGCGGATATGCGCGCGATGCAAGAATGGCGCGAGGTGGTGCTCAACGCCATCGCTCGAAAGCACCCTGATGTTCGCGACGAAATCATCGCCGAGATTCGATCCTCCCTCGTTCTCCGCGGGCTTCTTGAAGGACCCGAGGGCGGCGCCCAAGTGCACTGAGCGAGCGCCTATCAGTCTCTCCGCGCTGAAGATCAAGACGAAGGACAAGCGCGACATCCGGTTCGAGTTGAACCCGGTCCAGATCCTCTACCTGGATCAACTGTGCCCGCGCTGGCGAGAGGGTGACTACAAGCTGACGGGCACGAAGGAGATTATCCTCAAGGCCCGGCAGTTCGGCTTTTCGACGCTGATCCTCGGCCTGTTCTTCCTGGACACCATTCAGGCGCCGAATACCAGCACCGTTGTCATTGCCCACGACGCGGACAGCACGGAGCGCCTGTTCCGGACGGTGCAGCGCTTCTACGAGAGCCTGCCGGAAGCCGTGCGGCCGCGCACCAAGTTTGCGAACCGGCGGGAATATCTCTGGCCGGACCTCGACAGCTCGTTCTTCATCGGGACGGCCGGCGCCAAGGAGTTCGGGCGCAGTAACACGATCAACAACGTGCACATGTCCGAGGTGGGCATGTGGAAGGACGGCGAGGAGATCGTCAGTGGCCTTCTGCAGGCCGTGCCGATGGGCGGCAATGTGTTCGCGGAGAGCACGGCCAAAGGCCTCGGCAACTGGTTTCACAGCGAATACACGGCGGCGGAGCGACACGACAGCGTGTTCACGCCGCGGTTCTTCGGCTGGCACCAGCACGCGGAGTATCAGCTACCCCTAGAGGCCGGGGAGACGTTCGTTCCCACTGACGAAGAGCACAAGCTCATTGACGCTTACGGCGTCAGTTACGAGCAGCTCAAGTGGCGGCGGATGAAGGTTAAGGAACTCCGCGACCTCTTCCCGCAGGAGTATCCAGCCAACGCCCGCGAGGCGTTCCTCACCTCCGGGAACCCTTACTTCGACCGCAAGAAGCTCGGGGAACTATCCGACCGTCTGCAAAGCGCGGAAGGTGAGCCGGCGGCGGTGTCCATCCCGCGGGAACACGAGAAGCTTTGCCGCGAGCAGCGCAACGGCAAGCTCCAGGTGTGGCAGCCGCCGCAAGAGGGCCGGCGCTACGTTATCGGCGCGGACACCGCGGAAGGGCTGAACGACAACGGCGAGGCGGACTTCGACAGCGCCGACGTGTTCGATGCCGAGACCTGGGAGCAGGTGGCGCATCTGCACGGGAAGTGGGATACGCACGAATACGGGCTGCTCCTCGCGGAGTTGGGGCGCTGGTACAACACGGCGCTCCTCGGCATCGAGCGGAACAACCACGGGCACGCGGTCATCAACGCCGCGATGCATGCCGCGGCGTATCCCCTGCAACGGCCTGGTAGTGGGAGCGGCCTCTACTGCCACGAAGAGTTTGATGAGAAGAAGGCCGTGAAGAGCCGGCGCCCGGGCTGGCCGACGACCGTTAAGACAAAGTTCTTCGCCCTCGATAGCCTGGCGACCTCGCTGGAAGAGGACGCACTCAAGCTGCACAGCCGGCACACGGTTTCGGAGATGCTCACCTTCGTGAAACTCCCGAACGGCAAGGCGGGCGGCGAAGGCAAATGCCACGACGACGCGGTGATGAGTTGCGCGATTGCCGATGCGCTGCTGAAGATGCGCCCGCAGCCTGAACGTGAAATTAGCTTCTGGACTCTTTAATGAACCTACTCCAAAGACTCCGGAAGCGCGGGCCCTCCCCGGCCACGCATGCCCAACCGCACGCGCTCACCCATTCGGGCTACGGCGGCGGCTGGAGCGACAGCTACGGCGGGCTGCTGATCGGCGGCGGACGGCTGCCTGGCAGCGATCACGATTGGCAGCAAGAGGTCGGCGAAGAGGCGCTCAACTACGCAGTCGCCGGCTGCCTGCGGTGGTTGGCCGACAACATCAGTGAGCCGTGTCTCGTGGTAGAGCGGCGCAACGCGGAAGGCGAGTGGGACCAGGAGCCGTTCCACCCGTTCCTCGACTTCATGACGCAGCCGAACGAGGAGTATGACGGCGAATCGCTGCTGACCGCGGCGGCGTGGGATTACTCCATCACGGGGCGCGGCTACCAACTGAAGGAGCGTGACAACCTGGGGCGCCTGCGTTCGCTCTGGTGGGCGCCGTGGTATACGGTCACCCCGCGCTTCCCTTCCGATGGCTCACAGTTCATCACGGACTACCTCTATCGGCCCGCGGGGCAAGGCAGGGGCATCGCCTACAAGAAGGCGGATGTGGTGCACTACCGCTGGGGGCTCGACCACCAGACCGGCGGCCGGCTCGGTGTGCATCGCACTCGGCCGTTCCTGCCGGCGATGGCCGCGCTGAATGAGGGGATGGTCTATACGCCGACCGTGCTCCGGAATATGGGCATCGTGCCGAGCGTGCTGATGGTCCGCGGTAAGGTGGGCCAAGGATCAAAAGACGGCCTGCGCGAGTGGTTCAACTCGCTGTTTACCCGCGACAACCGCGGCAAGCCCGGCGTGCTGGAGGTGGAAGGCGATGGCAGCGGCGGCACCGGCTCTGTCGGCGACATCAAGCAACTTGGCCTCTCGCCGGAGCAGTTGGCGTTAGACAAGATCCTCGACCGCCCGGAAATCATCGTGTGCAACGCGTTCGGCATCCATCCGGGCGTCCTCTACCTCGGCGCGTCCGGCGGCAAAGGCTTTGATAACGGCGGGCAGCTCGCGGAAGCGCGGCGGGCCTCGTATCACGACTGCCTGATCCCGCTGCTCAAACGGTTCGCGCTGTTCCTGACCCGCAGTGTGCTCTCCGAGTTCGAAATCGACGGCCCTAACAAGGTGCGCTGCCGGTTCGACTTCGGCGACGTGGAAGCGCTGCAAGAGGACCAGACGGAACTCTACAAGCGCAATACGGAAGGCGTGCAGGGCGGCTGGCTCCGCGTCTCCGAGGCGCGCGAGAAGGCCAAGCTCAAGGTCAAGGAATCGGATGCCGTGTATCTGCGCAAGCAGGGTGTCACGGCGGTCCTGGAAGCGGACGAGAACCCGGAGCCAGCGAGCAGCGGCAGCCCGCTAGACGGCACGGATACGCCGGACCCAGCGGACGAGGAGCAGGACAACGGCGAGGATTAGGCGGTAGAATATAGGCAGGGAGACACATCGCCAATGACCGCCGCGCCTGAACAACGCATCATCACGGGACTGCTGAAGTGCAAGTGCCAGGTATCCACCGAAGCACTGCGAGACTCGGCTATCGACCTCGCCGCGCTCGCCGAGCAACACGCGGAGCGGGAGCGAGATCGTCAGTTGGAAGAGGCACGTCAGCGCGACCGCCGGCACTTCTGGGTGAAAACTGGCGTGAGCCGTAATTTCTACGGCGAGCGTGGAGAAATCAACGCTTGGGCGCTCATTGCGCTAGAGGAAGCCGCAGACTGCATGGTCGGCGAACTCACCGCCGAGATGCTTCCCCGCCAGTTGCCGAATGGCGACCGGGAGATGGTGTGGCTGCCGCCGCTACCCTGGGAAAGTTCTGCCGCCGCGCCACCTGCGGCTTTAGTGGAGTATGAGCGGCGCATTTTCACGCCGCGTGTGTACTGGGACGGACGCGGGAAGGTTACCGTCTGGGAACGCATTCGCTGATTTGAAGCTCTGGCCTGGAGCAGCATGGACGAGCGGCCGGCACGGGAACGCTGCTGGGGAATGCGGGTTCGAGTCCCGCCGGGTCGGCTAACGTAACTGAATATCATCCTTCGTGGAAGGGGCTTGCCATTGCTGCAAGCCCCTTCGTCGTTTCTGGAACCTTACCCATGATTAACGCCCTAGACCTGCTCCTCGCCAATCAGTGGGCGATGGAGCGGGAAGCGCTCGCCCGGATGCGCGAGATTGCCGAGGCCGGCGGGGGCGCCTACGACCCGCAGCACCTCCCCGCGTGGTGCACGTGGGCCGAACGCTCGGAAGAGTATCGCTCGCTGCATCTACAGGGCGGCACGCGGTTGGATGGCTCCAAGACGGCTATCGTGCGTGACGGCGTGGCGGTGGTGCCGGTGCTCGGCCCCATCTTCCGCCGCGCCAACATGATGACGCAGATGAGCGGCGCGACCTCGCTGGAGGTGGTAGCCCGCGACATTGCGGCGGCGGTCAACAATCCGGACGTGAAGGCCATCCTCCTGGAGATCGACTCCCCAGGCGGAGCGGTTGCCGGCACTGGAGAACTCGCCGGGCACATCGCGGCCATGGGCAAGAAGAAGCCCATCTGCGCCTACATCGGCGGCACAGGGGCGAGCGCGGCCTACTGGCTCGCTTCGGCGTGTCAGGGCATCGCAGTAGCGCCTACAGCCATCGTGGGCAGCATCGGCGTCATCGGCGGCTACCAGAAGGCGGACGACGGCACGGTAACCATTGTCAGCAGCCAGTCGCCGAAGAAGAACCCCGACCTCGATACCGAGGAAGGGCGCGCCGACGTGCAGGCCACCCTCGATTCCCTCGCCGACGTGTTCGTGGCGGATGTCGCGCGAAACCGCGGGGTGAGCCCGGCCACCGTTCTCTCCGACTTCGGGCAGGGCGGGGTGTTGGTCGGCCGGCAAGCGCTGAAGGCGGGGATGGTGGACCGGGTGAGTAGCCTGGAAGCGACGATTCGCAGTCTCGCTCGAGACCCGCAGAACCTGCGCCGCGGGATGCGCGCGGAAGACGAGGGCGAGCTACTCGCGGAGGAGACGATGATCGAACCGATTTCCAGCCAGCCGACCGAAGGGCTGACTCTGGAGGCCGAGCTAGACGCACTGCTTCTCAGTGCCGAGCGAAGCCATGACCGGGTGCAGAGCGCTTTCGCTCAGCGCCAGGCGGATGGACGCACCCTGTCTGCGGAGCGCAGGGGGCAACTCGCGGCCGTGCGGGACCGCTTTGACGCGTTAGTCCGGGATATGGAACCCCGGGCGAGCGAGGCGGAGCGCCGGCAGTTGGAAGCGGAAGCACAGGCGATTGAAGCGGAGATGCTCGCAGCGTCTCTGCTTGGAGAATAGTAAGCGATGAGCAAGAGCATTCAGGAATTGGGCGCGGAGTTCCAGACGAAACTCCAGGCGCATAAGGCGCTGCTGGAGAAGGGGCCGGCGATGACGGCCGAGGATGCGCTCGAAGCGCAGACCCTCGTGCAGGACATGCGCGGGCTGAAAGGCACGATTGAGAGCGTGCAGCGGGTGGACCGCCACCGGTTGGCCGGCGCGGAACTGGAGCAGTGGGCGCAGGCGTCCGCGGGCGCTCCCCTCTTCGGAGCGCTGGAAGGCGCCCCGTCCGGTGGGCAGTTCGGCAGCTTCGGCAACGGCGTGAGCGTGATCGGCATGGAGCGCGACGGCTCCATGGTGATTAACCCGAACCGCCGCGGGGTGGAGATCCTGAACCTCGACAAAGAGGGGAAGGCCGACGCCGCGTTCAAGGCCGGGGCGTTCGCGGCGGCCCGCGAGGATAGCTACAAAGCGTCCTTCCGCCGCATGATCAGCCGGCCGTGGGGCGAACTCTCCAACACGGAGCAGGCGGCGCTGCAGGAAGGCTCCGACACCGCGGGCGGGTTCCTCGCGCCGGATGAACTCTCCAACCGCATCATTCAGCGGCTGCCGACCCCTACGCGAGTAGCGGGCCGGGTGATGCGGCTGCAGACCAGCAAACCGGCGCTGCTCATCCCCAAGGTGAACTACAGCACCGACGACCTGTATACCACGGGCATGCGGGTGACCTGGACCGGCGAGCAGCCGGCGACCTCCACCACGCACCGCGTGACCGAGCCGGTGTTCGGGCAGGCGTCCATCCCGGTCTACACGGCGATGATGAGCATCCCGGTGACGCAGGACCTGCTGGAGGACTCCACCGTCGATCTGATGGCGTGGCTGCAGATGAAGTTCGGCGAGACCGTCGATCTGCTCCGCGACAACATGATCCTGAACGGCACGGGCGTCAACCAGCCGACCGGCATCCTGACCGGGATCGACACCGCGGGCTACGTTAGCTCGGTCGTATCCGGTTCGGCGGCCGCGCTCACCGGCGACGGCCTGATCGACCTGACCGAGGCGCTGCCGGAGCAGTATGACGAGAACAGCGTCCTGGTGTTCAACAAGACGAACACTGGCAAGGCCATCCGCAAGCTGAAGGACGGCGACGGGCGCTACCTCGTGTCCTACGGCGCCGGAGACAACGGCCTGGCCGGCGGGCGCTACAAAGAGGTGAACGGCTACCCCTACATCTGGAGCGGGTTCATGCCGAACGTGGCGGCCAACGCCTACCCGATCATCTCAGGTGACCTGAACGGCTACTGCGCGGTGGATCGCATCGGCTTCAGCGTCAAGGCGCTGTTCGAACTCTACGCGGAGACGAACATGGTGCTTCTGCTCGCCCGGGTGCGCTTCGGCGGGCAGACGATTGAGCCCTGGCGTCTGCGAGTGCAGAAGGTGGCCGCGAGCTAGTCTCGCCTGACAACGGAAGAACGGCGCGGAACAGGGGGCTTCGGCTCCCTTTCCGCGTTTCTGGAGATACTCGCGTGTTCAAGAACCTGAGCAAAAACACCAAGCGGATTCGGTTGCCGTTGGATACCACGACCACTTACGTGGGATCGGCCGGCACCACGGCCCTGACGACCGAGGGGATTGACACCCTCGGCTATCGCGGCGCCCTGCTGCGCATTGCCTTCGGCGCCATTGTGAGCGGCGCGGCCACCTCCATCAAGGCGCAGCAGTCAGACGACGACGGCGCCGCGGATGGCTACAGCGACATTGCGGGCACCTCGCAGACGGTCGCGGACACCGACGACAACAAGGTGTTCGAGATCGACATTTGGCGGCCGGGGAAGCGTTACCTCTGCGCGGTCATCAGTCGCGCCACGCAGAACGCCACGGTCGATTACATGGAGGTCATCCTCTACCATCCGGCCGAGGCCGAGGTCACGCAGACCAGCATCATCGGCGGCACGGAGGTGTTCAACACCCCGGCAGAAGGAACTGCCTAGCAATCACTGGCCCGGTAGCGCGCGATGCCTGCCGGGCCTTTCACTTTCCCTCCGCCGGTAGGCGGGTAACAGAGGAGCCACTCCATTGGCAGCAGATACCACCTATCAGGGCACGGGCCTCCAGCGTCGGCAGGACGGCACGACGGCCCTCCCATCCGGCGGCAGCTTCGATATCGAGTCCGGGGGCGCGTTCAAGCTCGCCGGCACGCAGGTGAACGCCTCGGCCGCGGAGTTGAACCGCAACACCGACGTGTCCGCGCGCTCCATCGCGGCCGGCGCCACGCTGGCCCTGACCGAGGCCGCGCACGAGGGGACGACCATCCTGCTCGATACCGCGGCCGGCAGCGTCGTTACCCTGCCGGCGCCCGTAGTCGGCGCGCGCTTCCGCTTCCTGGTCAGTGTAAAGCCGACGAGCAACTTTCACCAGATCAAGGTCGCGGCGGCTACCGACTTTATGGCCGGCTCGGTCAACATCCTGGACCTCGACGCGGCAGCACAGGGTGCGTTCGCAGCAGACGGGGCCGCAGATGACAACATCCAGCTCAACGGCTCCACGAAGGGTGGCCAGGTCGGCGACTGGGTAGAGATCGAGGGTCTCAGCGCGACCCTCTGGGCCATTCGCGGGCAGTTAGTGGTCCCGGCTGGCAGCAACCCGGCGGATATGTTCAGCGCCGCGGTGTAATCGCTCGCAGGGAGGGCGCTGGCCCTCCCTGCCTCCCCTTTTTAGAAAGCGCTCCCTATGGCTGCCACTCTGACCACTACCGCCGCCATGCCGTCGCCTTACGCGACCGTGCAGCCTGCCGCCGGCCCTGCCGTGCGCACCTATACCCTCGCCTGGGTCAGCCATACGGACGGCGCCGTCGATCTCGATACCGATCAGGCGATTGTCGGCGAACTGCTGCGCGTGGTGTTCATTCCCAGCGCCTCTGCCGCCCCTTCCGCGGCTTACGACGTGCTGCTGAAAGACACCCACGGCATTGACGTGTTGGCAGGGC